CCATTTTAACAGCTGCCCCTCAGTTGTTGTGTTATTATCAGCATACGTCATCAAGCACTTCATCCTGAAGCTGACTGCTAGGGGGGTGACTTCTTTTACGGATACGTTGTCTATGTTTGCTGACCCTGCGTTAAATTGACCAAAAATTTCTATCTTATCAGAGCCAGTACCAATGAAAGTGGCGGTGGTAGTTCCGTTGGTTACGCTAAGTGCAATGAATGTACTGCCCACCCTTACGCCTAAGCTCGGCTCTGTTGCATTGCTTACGTCAAGTGATAACTCGTAAACAGAGCCGATAGTGGTTGTGAGTGTTTGGGTTAAAATACCCCTGTTGCTATTATCTACGGTAGTAAGCAAAGCCGTCCCAGCGTCATAAGTAGCAGAACCCGTGCCAGAGCTTTCGTCAACCCACCCCGTCAGGGCAGTATCAAACGTGCCATTCGTGACCTTATTAATGCCAGTCACCTCTGTCCGTGTAGGATAGGTCACATTAGCGATAGGGGTCGTCGCCACGTCAGCCGCACGGGTTACTGTAGCGCCAGCCGTGGGGATATAGCTTGTGGGTATGGAGCCTGCTTCGAGTTGTGCGCCGTAGATCAGGATGCTTGAAGTGCCGTCAAGCGCGACCACCCTATCGTTGTCCGCATCTGCAACTCCTGTAATGAGGCTACCTGAAGTGTCCGCAACGTCTGTCAGGAATGTAATACTACAACGATACCAGCCATCCCCTACGTTTTCGATATTCGCAGTTGTGCCAGTGGTGTTAATTGACCCCACGACGCCATTAACTAGGTCAAAGAATACTTCGCCGTTTGATGGGGTTCCGAAATTAAATGGGTATAGGTAAGCCCAGTTATTTTGATCCGCTTTCAAGAACACAGAAAATGTGTAATATGTTTCTAACGAAACCGTAACAGTCCGCCGAAACTCTGTTATCCCCGTTCCGCCGCCGCTCCCTGTTAGGGTGTAAGCTGAATTTGACACCCCGTCAGGGCTTACGCTGTCAGCCGTAACCGTTAAGTTACCGGTTGACCAAAACGCATTCGTGAACTCCTGCGAGTAAGCAAGCAGATTAATAGCCGCTGCACTCTCGTGGCGGTATCCACTTATAGGCCATGAGACCGCTGCGTTCAGCGTGGCAGGTACTGCTGTGGTTGTGGTTGGAACGTAAAGCCCTGAGACAGTATTGCCCGAGTTGGCTACAACACCGTTGAGGTCGGAGCGGTAGAGGTGTGCGCCGTAGATCAGGATGCTTGAAGTGCCGTCTAGGTTAACGCTTTCAAACCTTGTGCTACCTTGGGTTTCAACAATACTGACAATTACCTGCGTGTCCGTTGTTAGTGCTGTAAACCTCGAAGAACACAAAAACCAACCATTCCCAAAATCTTGAATACTGGAAAGATACCCTGTAGCGCCTACGGCAACTTCAGTGAAGTCACCGTTCAAAAGGTCAAAATTTGTATAAGGATTTGAACCTGACGGGTCAACGTCACCAGTGCCAAAACCCATTTGTAAAAAGGATGCCTGATCTGCTTTCGCAAAGACAGAAAAAGAATACTCCCTGCCGATAACAGTTGTTACAGAACCTACTTTACGCACGCCACCCGTACCGCCAACCCCACTGTCAACGAGCGTAACGGCAGAGTTAGCAACCCCGTCAGGGCCAACGGCATCTAATGCAAGAGTTGCTGTGCCTGTTCCACCCCAAGCCGCATTCGTAAAGTCCTCAGAATACGTCAGATAGTTATGAGCATTCCAAGCCGCTGTGGTAGGGTCGTAAACCTTGTGGTTACGCCGTGGCAGATACACCGCCGCTGCCGTTGTGGGGGTGTACGTCTCCGAGCCAGCCACACGGTCAGCTAGGGGAACAGGGGCCATGCCGCCAAGGTCGGAAAGGTATACGTGTGCGCCGTAGATATCAAAGATCACACCTATTGCGGCATCAATGGCAACAACCTCAAAACGGGGTTGAGTGCTTTCTGATCTGGTTATTTCAAAAAACTGCCACTCAGTAGTTAGTGATACCGTTTCATAGCTTGCCCTGTTTTGTGTTCCAAACGCTACATCAATTGGGACTGGGGCTTTTAACCAGACGCCAAAAACGACTTGGGCCGAAGAAGTAACATTTGTTCTTAATCCAGGTGTGCTTGTTCCTGTAAGAGTTACCCTATCGGCGGTCAACTCCCCACTCGGCGCTGTTACAGAATTAGAGGAAACAGTCGCGTCAAACTTTGTCCAAGCCGCATTCGTAAAGTCCTCAGAATACGTTACTAGGTTATGCGGTCCCCACTTCAACAACCCATCGCTGTCAGTCATGGTCGCCAAGGATGTGCGGTTGTGATCAATTAGTTCAGCAAAAGTTGTCATTATCAAGCCTTGGCTACATAGTCTGTTAGGGAGTTAGACAATTCAAAGTCTCATAGTATTTAGCCTAAGCCTTTAGCATTACTATAGGCCAGTTTTAATTGGGGTTTGGCATATCCATTAAGCATTAAGTCAGTTAAGGCCCATACCATAGCATCTAAGCGGTCAGGTGAGCCAATAGAGCCTAGAGGTTCCCATGTACGCATCTGAGTCTCTAATTCCTCCAAGTTAGCCCCATCTTCAGGGTTCCTAACGTGGTGGACTAATTTACGCTCATACAATGCACTAATAGGTTCTGCGCGGGCATACTTACCACGAGAGGCTCTTACTGCCTTAAACGGTACTGTTGGGTCTTCTCCGTGGATGGTAGTCTTTACCATGTCACCACCTTGGTTGACCTCAGCTACAATCCTATCAGCCTCATACTCATGGTATAGGGAGATAGCCTTAGCTGCCCAACCTTGTGGAGATAGTTTATCTGTGTAGTCACCTAAGATGTATCCCTTGCCATTGACATCAATACCTGCAACTACAATACCTGTCATGTCAGACTCAGCATTAGAAGTTACAGCAGGGTCAATAGCTACAACAATACGATTAAGGTGGGGGAGGTCTTTGCGGTCTACCTGACACTCATCTAAGGTCTCAGTAGTCCATAGTGCGCCTTCAGCCTCTTCCAAGACCTCAGCATATAATTCTTGCTTACCTAGTCTAGTACCCTCGTACTGTGCTTTAACAGCCTCTAGGTATGTACCAGCTAGGTTAGCTGAGTTATCAAAGGTACTTCCTGAAGTAATAATAACTTTAGGGTTATCACCTCTACTATTCTTTAGGATAGTTCTTACTAGTTTAGTCGGCTTAGGTGTAGTAGTTACACAAATACGTGGATGCTTACCAAGTCTTAAGCAGAACTGGAGCATGTCCCAAGTATCTTGGTCTTTGTTCCAAGCGGCAAGCTCATCACACCAGGCTGCACTAAACTGTGGACCTCGTAGACGCTCGGGTTCCTCAGCGGAGTAGAACTCTACCTTAGCGCCATTATCCCATACGAGAGACCGCTTAGTAGGGGACCACTCAGGGAAGCCTATGTGTACGCCCTTGTAAGTCTTGTCAGTAGGGGAGCAGCAGTTCAAGAACCCTGACTCACCCTTAACCATAACACGTTCGATGTCTGAGTTAGTTGAGGCTACAGCAGCTATACGCTTATGTCCTAGCTTAACCTGTTCTCTTACCCACTCAACACCAGCCCTAGTCTTACCGAAGCCACGACCTGCATTAATGAACCATACGTTCCAGTCTTTAGCTTCAGGGGCCATCTGTTCGGGTCTACCCCAGAACTGCCAATCGTACCGTAGCTCTTTCGCTTGTGCTACTGAAAGCTTCGAGAGTACTTCTTTAGCTTTCGCTGGTGGTAGATCACGAAGGGTCTGTGCTGTTAGTCGAGGTTTCATCATCATCTTCGGAAATTCCTAGTAGCTCTGCAAGCTGGTCAATAGCTGATAGGTCTTCATCTGCACTATCTTGCTCAACTTCAATGTTAGTACTGGTGGGAGACCATCCAGCCTTACTACGAAGGAACAACTCTTGTGAAGCGAAGTGTCCATAGTCACCTTCTTCCATAGCCCTCTTAAGGACTAGGCTACCAACCATACCATTAATCTCAGCACGAGCAGCCTCTAGGTCACTCTTATAGTACTTGTAGAAGGTATTAAGAGACTTAGGGGCATCAGCAAACTTAGCCTGTACTTCCCCTACGATATCCTTAACCGAGAGACCCTCCTTGACACGCTTCTGTACCAAGTCAGCAATCTTCTGGTTCTTACCTAGTTTATTGACTGGTGCGCCTAAGCCCATTGGTTAGTCCTCTTAGTGAGTTATAGTTACCCACCTCCACGAGAATGTACCTTACGGGGAATGGAATCCTCTCCGTGGCTCTCATGGGGTGGTATTTCGTTCTCGAAGCTATCGCTTCTAGGTATACTTAAGTATAGATATAGCTGTCGCTATGGTAACTACAATAATAGTAACTACAAACCTTATAGTCTATACTTAAGTAGGTAGCCGAGATCACAAAGACCTCAAAGCCTATACTTAAGTGCAGTCTATAGTAACTGTAACTACAACAAGTAATCAAACCACTAATAAGGGACATACTTAAGTATATACTATAGTAAGTATACTGTAACAGTAATAATTCTTAATCAGTCTTATACTTAAGTACCATACTATAGTATTTCCTTAAGTCTCTTTCTTTTCTTATTAGTTACTTGGTGTAGTTAAATACTTTAAGTATAAATTCAAAGGAGAGTAACTTGTGTTTCCCCCCTTACCCCCCATTGGAGGGTCTATACCTATATATAAGTCCTTTCTCAAGAATTATACAACAGTAAAAAGGACACAAAAGTAAACTATTTTATAAACCCTTGTAATCTAAAGAAACTTAGTTTTTCATTATTGAGACTAATTCCCATTTCGTGATCCAAATGTTACAGTTTACTATCATAGGTTGTATACACTGGTATGGTACATTTCTCAAAGTAAATCTTTTCTTTTGGGTTCGTAGGCTACCCCAAAGTAAATTCTTTCTTTTGGATTCATAGGTGCCTACCACGGCCACCGAATCCCTCGCGCTATTTCCTAGAGGGTCCCATCATTATACCATAGCCTCTTACCTATGTCAAGTAACATAGTATTACAAGAGTGTAACATAAAGTGATCAAGATAAATATAAGGCTTGACATGAGTATTCACTTGACTGTGACATATGTACCACACGTGACACTATGACGCATGGTGTGACATAAGTATCACTAACTAAAGGATAATTCATTGGGCCTAAAGTAAATCATTGACAAAGAGGAACGAAGGTGCAGCCACACAAGGGATTAATACAATATAATAATGATAATCATTCGCAAGTAACTACCAAAAGAAAACCCACGCCAACACGTTGGAGGGCATAGGTTAATCAATAGGCCAGGACACTCGATATAAGCCCCACTCAATGGCATGTAGTCCACTAGACTAGGTCTATATACCATAGGCCTCCCCTACACCCTATGGTAGCACCTATCCACTGCTCAAATGTGATCTGATTAGTGTCATATAGTCGACATACCGCATTGGATGCTAGATGGTTGGAAGGGTAGCCATATGTTAAGGGGTTGATAGTGTTCATCTTAAGACTCCTCGTCGTTAAAAGTAATAAATAGCACAGTAGCACTACCATAGGGGCGCAACTCAATAGTGTCCTGGTACTCCTCTCGCTTGCATGGCACGCCAGTGAGGCCTAGGTCATGCTTTACCAGCTTAACTACTTCTCTGAGTTGGGCCTTGTTAGCCTTGCCGTAGCTGGCATCTGTCGATCCCGTGTAACCGTAGTGGACTAGATCAGGTACACTTACCTTGCCACGTTTAATCCAGCAATAGTTAGCTTCACCTGCAAATGTGTCGGTATACTCATAATCATAATAATGCATTAGATAGACTCCTTCATTGCGTTTACTAAATCTTGAATCACATCACTATTGCAAACATGTTCCCAGTAGTTGTCATGACAGTTGAGATAGAAATAAGCTACATCAGGTCCTCTATAGGTCCAGCACCCGTCAGTGTTCTTATTGAGTTGATTAATCAGGTATGGAGTAAACCTTGCGCCTATAGCGCTTGCATCAATCTCCTGCTCAATCTCGCCAACGTTATAGGATGCAACAAGGAAACGCTCTTTTGGATCATAAGATTGACCTTGTGTCATATAGCCCCAAAATATCACATCTTCTGCTAGTCGATCAATATCAATCCCAGTCAGATCAATTCCCATTTCTTTGCAGTATTCTTGCAAGCGAGATTCCCCGTTGTAGTAGTCAAAATTCCCTTCACTTGCCATGTGGCCATAGTTATCGCCAGCGTCTTGATGGTTTGTTTCGTATTCATAGGCATCATCAACCAGGGCTTGCGCCTTGTCATAAAATTCTTGCGTGGTCATATCTTAAGACTCCTTATTTAATAGAAAGTTACTTATTGATAGATCACAATCTTGCATATGTAAAGGAAAGAACGAGTCCACCTTTTCAACATAGGTTACCCCCCGCAAGTGTGGAAAGTGTTTAATAATGTCAGAGCATGTTGTTGCCGCACGTTCTGGGCAGTCTGTTACCATTGCACATTGCAAAGGGTGAACACCTGCTATTGTTACGCTATAAAGTTGCATATTAGTAAATCCACCCGTCCTTAGTGTTCTGTTTATTGACAAAGCGTAGGATAGCCCCACGTGGGTCACGTCTGAAGTCATAAACAACACCACGTTGCAACACATCCTTTAAGGCTTGCTCGATAGCTTGTTCGGCCTGCTCAATAGTTTGGTCAATCTTGGCTTGGTCCTCTTCAGTCAGGTATGCCATAACGCGCTTTAGGTCGTGGTCATAGCGTTCGATACCATTACATGCTTGTAAACGTGCTTTGTCGTGCTTTCTTGCGTGCTTTGTGACATCGCTGGCAACCTGTTGGATGTGTTGTGGTCCTACGTTGCTATTGAGTAATCCAGAGCGCCACAATTGCAATTCTACGTCTTTTGCATTCATATCCATTGTCTTATTCCGCCTTTGTATTGATAACAAAAAGAACCGCGTTAGGCATGAGTTTACGCAGTTGCTGCGCATGAAGTTCCGCTTTATTGCGGGACATAAGTTGTGGCAGATCAAGATTGACCATTGCGCCGTCGGTGCTTAGGGTCGCTAGTGTAAATGTCTTGTTCATTTTGTATACTTTCTTTAGTTTAGGTTATCTATGCTTGTTTAATCATGTCGGAAAGTGTGGCGACTTCACGTATAGGCGTATTAATATCCAAAAGGTGTAAAGTGCCATCATTAGGCTTATCAGGTAAAAAGTAGAATCCAGATGTAGCTTTCGGCATACCTTTGAAAGTGCCAACAACAACACTAGGACTTGTATGAGTCATAACTCGCGTCTCTACTCCATTAATAAACATTGTGTCTTGTTTGTATTGTTCTGGAATTGTCACGCGAACCTTGCGATTCAATTCTATCTCATAGGCGTTCAACTCTTGTCCCATAGGTTCAACCTTTCCTAGTTGATTAGTTGTGGTTGTTCTTCACAGATCAATGTCACGTTGTCAATAAATAAGCCTGAAACTTGATCTAACTCATAAATGGCGTCGGAACAATCTTGCGCGGTCAAGTTATAGTCAATAACAGCGGATTCTGTACCATTGCCAAGGACTGCGATAAGTGAGAATAGCTTTAGCATTATTTAATCGCCTTATGAATAAAGTGAATTGCCGCCAATGCGGCCGCCAAGCTATAGATTGAAAGAAGATCATACATTGTCTGTTATCCTTTTTTTAGCGTTGTTCGTATCTCTTGCAACCTTTCTATAGATCAGAACCCTGACACGCAAACAAAAAGATCAAACTGTAACAATTATCACAAACATGTTACCTATACATTTAGTGCTTGTCTTTAGCTTGTAGTTATCGCATGCGCGTGCGCTCGCGTTCCTTCTTATATACGTTCTAAGGTTTACCAGTGTGATCTATTGTAATAAAGTGTAATATTATGTTACTAGACAAAGCCTATGGAATAGTGTTTATTGGTATCAAGAAAAAGTCGCAATCGCGTCGCGTGGGCCAGTCTTTACTGGTCGCAAAAAACACCGATCCTGCGCAATCGAAACTTTGTTACAATACCGTGAACTCGCGAAAATGTTACTTGTATTACAATGGGTTTTAGTTTACTATTGCGCCTTTGATTCTCATATGTGAACAATGTTCATGAATACCGTTCACGTGAACACCGTTCAACCCCCACGATAGGAAAGGAGGTACTTACCCCCACGATGGAAAAGGAGGTACTTACCCCCACGATGGAAAAGGAGGTACGAGGGAATGAGCGCAGGAATACCCCACGATAGGAAAGAGGGTACGATGGAAAAGGAATTACACATTAGGTATTGACAACCATGATCAACTACCTTAAGTATAAGTTAACAGCAACACAGATAAGGAATGTAGAGATGAATAACCACAAGCTAGTATCACGATACGTATCGCATAAGATCAACGAGCATGTACAAAAGGACGGTAACACTTTACACACTCACTCTTACGTGCTAGGGTCAATGGAAGCTAAGGTAGCCTTGTTGCTTAATGCACTTGAGATTGATTACCCAGATGCTTACTTAGCTACTGTAAATAACCTTATGGAAGGAATTGAATGATGACTTTTGATAAGTGGTTCGCGCATTTAGATGTATTTGAGGTTGACCCTTACACAGAAATAGATAATAAGTATGATATTGAGGCTTTTTTTACGTGAGGCTTTTAATACTGGCAGTGTTTCAGGTATGCTTGATATGCTAGAGTTTTTAGAGAACAAGGAGAATGACCAATGACACTATCAATTAAAGAAGTAACCAAAGTAATCCAATCGGTAGGCACAGGAAATAGTTTCAATGTGACCTTCGTGAAGAAAGACGGTACAGAGCGTACATTTTTTGGGTGTACACTTGAGGGTAAACCTGAAGGTAGTAACCAAGGTGAACTACCACAGGCACTACCAGTCAAGATCATTGAAGATGGTGTAGCTAAGTGGCGTAGTTTCCGTGTCGATAGTGTAACTAATTTGGAGTTGAACTGATGACTAACGGTAGGAAAGAGCTTGACAGATTCTCTTATACGCAGCCAAACGGCACATACTACGGTGGGAAATTATCTAAGGACTGTAGAGGAGACCTAATACGCATAGAAGATGTTAGACCCCTTTTTGAAGCGGCTGTTGAGCTAGAACTCTACGGAGCAACAGTATCCAGATTAGAAAAACTGGGTCGTGCGTTAAAATTAATAGGTCTGTAATAGCTAGAGGTAAACTAATATGAAGACTTTTTTGCTAGTGATAATGCTTGGTAATCAACATGTTGAAACGTATCTAACAAAGACTTGCGATAGTGACATACGTATGCTATCAGAAGCTATGCCAGAGCATGACTTCTATTGTATTAGTCCTGGGTACTCAATGAGACCAGTAGCTAGGCCAGTAGCAGAATAGCATATAACCTATTGAAACTAAAGGAGTACTAAAGAATGACTAAATACGCAGACGTACACAAGACAGTAGTAAGTGAAGATTTTACCTTGACATTTAATGCCCGTGAGGTATTCACCCCTAGTGATGATGACTATGAGATTGAAGATGTTACTCTAGTAGGTATAGAACTTCTAGGGATTGAGTTTGACCCTAGTGACCTACCTAATAAGATGGTAGATGCTTTTTTGGATCACTTTGCTGATGATGACAACACAGAATGG